GATCAACATATTGGCCGTAAGCTCCACCTTCAGCAAGAACAAGCGCTCCATCATCATCCTGTTTCGGAGCAAATGATAGAAGCGCTTTTTCATCTTGCTTTCTTTTAATTTCAAAACCAAATAACTCGGCCATGGGTTCTCCAATTTAAATAACAAAAAAAGTAAAGGGTAATGACTACCCTTTACTTATTAATCACCGCCGGCGCGACCCGTTTGACCAACACGGCCAACTGACCAATAGTCATATTGGAACGTTACCTGAAACAGTTCGATTTGATCGGTTGTCGACCAATCAAGTTCGATTGGGCTGATATTGCTTGGGAAGATTCCGTTAAAATCATAAGTGCGGATCTTCGTGCCATCTTTACCGAATTGAGTGACTGTGGCCTGTGACTTATATCCAGGACCAATTTCTCTGACGTTACGTTGTAGACGATTGATTCTATTTGACCATTCTTCCATGGCATTACGAATCAAGAAGTCTTCATCGTTAATAATCGTAACTGTCCATTCGGCGAATGTTCTATCACCAGCTAACTTCATTTGACGACCGAAGTAAAACACCGGAATGACTCCAAGATCAGAGCCAGGCAGTTGAGCTGCCTGACACATAAATCTTGTTTTTGCATCCCCTGAACTGTTCGCAGGATTAAAAATATCCACTTGGAACAGGTTTTGTCTTGCACCGCCAAAAGCTAGTTGGCTTCTCATTTCAGTGATATTAAAAGCCATTTACTTTCCTCCTAGGTTTATTTTATTTATTAGAACTGGCCAGCGATTTCAGTGAATTCGACACCAGATCTGACAGCGACGAAGTTTAGCTGGATGAAGTTGATAGACTTAGCAGGCTTGATGTAGATGTCTCCAACAAAGCGGTTGCTGTCGATTACTTCAGCAGTGTTATTCGTCTCGTCGCAAACCACACGGAAGTCAAAGATTCCGCGGCGACCTTGTACGTCGCGAAGATATGGTTCAACTAAATTGACAAACTGTGATCTTGTGAATTCGTCATTGAATTCGAACAGAGTAGAGTTTGAAGCTGTGGCAATGGCCTTCTCAAGAACGATGAACAAGCGACGTACGTTAATACGATCGAATGCGCTAGTACGACCAAGCAGAGTCTTATCTCCGAAAAGTATTGTACCTTGACCCGGGAAAGTGACAATTGGATTGACATCGTTCTTATACAGAAGATCTCTTTCAGTTTTTCCAGGGCTAAATGCTAGCTTGACAAGATTTTTGATTTGACCGCGAGTAAATCCAGCAGGAGAGAACCAAGGATCTTTAAGGTTATCACTGCGAGCTGTGAGACCAGCAATATCGCCGTTCAAAGGAATGTAACGATATACGTCCGCATACTTGTCATACTGATATTTGTAACCAGAATCGAGGAATGCATATGAAGTATTGTGCAAAAGATTTCTAAAGTCTACAACGTTCTGTGCTTGTTGGTTTTCGACGTTAATACCTACAACGTCAGAGTATGCAGGAGAAACGAACACTACACAATCCTTGCGAACTTCTGCAATATTATCGATCAGATAGTTAGCTAGCTGAACATCTTGAGTTCCGATTGCCTTTCCTTGAAGAATCAAAGAAACATCGACTGTGCTTGCGTCTGCAAAGAGATCATAGGCAGAACCAAGAGCTGCCATCGAAACTGTACTTTCTGTCGCACCATCTGCACCTCGAACGAATGACTTCGTATAAGTTGTCGTGTTGGTCGAGTTAGCAATGTTTGACAGCGTATTCGAAGAAGCGCCGGCGCGATCGTTTGTAGCCCAAACCCAACGTGAGAAGTCGTTGATTGCAGTCTTATAGTAGTTCGTTGTACCGTCATCTTTCTTGGCATCTGTTGCGCGTGAAAGATTTTGGTAGATTTCAAGAACTTGACCAGGTGTTCCGCTGATCAGACCGTCTTCGTCAACTACAACTACTGAAACTTCGTCAGTAATAGTACGACCTGCGTTTGTCATTGATGAAGATATACCTGGTGCAGACTCGACAACATTGAAGTATTCCCACTGGCGTTTCAGTGAAGTGCTACTAACGTTTGATGATTTGTTCCAAGTTGAATCGAAAACGATGTTAAAGAAGATGTTTGTACCATCATCGGTTTGTGCACCTTCTGAAACGACTCTCATATTCTGCTTGCCAACCGTTGTATTACCAACTTCGATATAATCGCCGACAGAAATCTTATCTTTTACTGCTGTGACCGCCAGACGAGCTTCTGCAAGAGTAAGGCCAAGATCAGTCGCTGATTGTTTTGTGAAGAATACGACCGAGTTGGCTGCGCCATTCGAAATAGCAACTGCAGATCCTCCAGAAGAAAGCGACAGAGAAAACCCAGTAGTATTAGCTGCGATAATAAAGTACGATGTACCTTCTGATAGACCTTGAATGCTATTCGCAGTCGAAGAAGCTCCCTTTGCATACCATACTGCGTCATTATTCGTAAAGAGTGTATTTGCAGTTGCCAAAGAGATAAAGTTAGCTGATACGCCATTCGATCCAACTGTTCGTGCTGTCGCAGCATTTGCTACGCGATCTGCGAAATCGTCTCCCGACCATACAAACACGACGTTAGCAGTGTTGCTACCTACGGCGATCGACATCGTAGCACTTGTAAGATCTGCAAGAGCATATGTATTTGCAGTTGTTGAGCCGTAAGTGGTATTAGTTTCAAATACTACCGTTTCAGAAAACTGCGTTGCGCTATCACACATCGAAACTTTGAGAGAATTGCCGAGCGCTCCAGGATAACGAGCTACAAACTCTGTTCCAGCGAAAGTTGCATTTGCTGCACCTTTATTTTCGAATTCTTCAGAGTTTCTTACTACGACGTTCGATGCCACGACTGTCGCTGTGTTACCAGCATAAGCAGATAAAACGCGACTATTAGCAAAGAATGAAAGGAGTGTAGAAGAACTTGTAGTAGCTGCTCTCGAAAGAGCGATAGCGGTGTTGTTTGCAACCGTAACGAAGGTATCATCGGGAATGCCATCGCCTTGTACAAGATCACCAACTGTAAGACCGAGCGCTGCACCGTTCGAAGCAAGCGAAGTGTCTGAGTCGAGAGTAAAAGTTAAAGTATTTGCAAACCCCGTCGTCGCAGCGGCACGCGAAACATACAGAGCATTTCCATAAGAAAGGAAGTTAGCTGCTGTATAAAACGTTTCGTAGTTATCCGATGTAGGTTTACCGAAGCGATTTGCGAGTGTATTTTCTGAATCTACAAGAACGAACTTTCCGACTGGTCCCCAACGAAATACTCCACCAAAACCGCCGACCGTAGTCGCAAGTGCTGGAACAGTTGTTGTAAGATCAATTTCGGAAACATTGATTCCTGGGCTGACTTGAAACGCCATTGTTATCTCCCTTTAAAGGTTAGTCATGTAAGTTGCATTTACTTTATTTATAACTTCAATAAATTAGGGTATTTGAGGCAATTGTATATTTAATTTCATATCAAAAATTTCCTTCAAAAAACCCACGCTTTTGCGCCACCCAAAAATCATTTTTCGGTCCACCATCAAACAATGACTCATTGACTTCTTCGTCATGGGCGTCATCGCCTGTACTCATTAATCCAAACGGTAGCATTTGTTGTTCGAGCATCTTTTCATTCTGCTCGTAAATTTGCATACGAATATCGATATTTGTAATCTCTTTGAGATACGGTTGCGTAGTTAACCAGGCAAAGAGAACACAACACATGGCCATGTCATCATTGCCATCTTCAGCTTCGTAAGACTGATTTCCTTTCAAGGTGTTCTTGAGTGAGAAACGACTTAACTCATAGATGGTATCATAATCATAGATTAAGAACTTGTCAGCCTCGACGAGAGTCTTGAGTGTGGCACATCCAACTCTTTTTACCTGCTTCGTAGTCTTGACGCCATAGTGAGTCGTCGTAGCAAAACCGCCTGACAGACTTTGTCCCGTTCTGCCGTTATTGGCAGTCACCAAAACTCCGTCATATTCAAGATCGTAGTGCAGAATATCTGCGACTTGTTGTCCAATATCATTTGTTTCGACGAGAACAAGAGCATCATTGTATTTGACTGCAGCACCATAAATAATATTTGGATATATCAATGGTGATATTAAATTGTTTCGAAATGCGGCGACTTGGCGATATGGCATCGTTGATACATTGACGACAATGAAAGCAGAATAATCAGCTCCGGCTCCTCGAGCAGTATCAACTACGATAGCATAGATTGTATCTTTCTCTGGTTCTTCATAGATCTTGAGGCCACCATCTGCCTGAGCAATCGGTTGTTTATAGACCATATTACGAAGTTTGGTAGGATGAATCAGAGTATTCGAAGAACCAAGGAATTCGCACTCATATTCCTGTCTAAACTGATCTTCAGACGTATTGCTAATCGTCTGTTCTCTCCAGGCTTGATCGCGGCCGGGAATCTGTGACCAGTGAACGTCGACTCGAGCATAAGCATTACGACCTTCTTCAGACTCTGTCCAAATACGATAGAACATGTTCATACCGTTCGGTGTCGAAGTAATCAAAACTTTCGAACTTTGACCAGATGAAATGGTAGGATAGACCGAAGCAAAGAACTCGTCTTGAATGTTGGTCGGAACGAAGGCAAACTCGTCGAGATATACCATGTTCTGAGAAGTACCACGAATGGCAGAAGATGAGGTTGCCGAGGCAAGGATTTCGGATCCATTCTCGAGCTTAATATTACCTTTGTTCCATTCTGTGACACCCATCTGAAGCCACTTCGGAAGATGTTCGAACATCAACTGAATACGACCAAGTATTTCTCTCGCCTGTCTGTCTTTGTTGGCAAGGATAGCAATCGAGTATTCTTCGTTGAATACAATCTTCCAAAGTAAGTAAGCGGCAACCGTAGTCGTTTTACCGACCTGACGAGGCATCTTACAGATAACGAATCGATTCTCTTCGAATGCAAGGATCATTTCTTTCTGAAATTCCCAGAGCGGGAACATGATCAGACCCTTGTCGATGTTGACAATCTTACAGTAAGTTAAGATGAAGTAGATCGGATCCTCAGAGCACTTGATATACTCGGCAACCTGCTCTGGAGTATACTCGACTTTTGTGTCGGCTCTCTTTAATCGGGGATTACCTAAGTAATTTTCACTCGCCATCTTTATGCCGCTTTAGATATTTTTGCAATTCGGCAGTTGAACCGACGAACAAATTATTTGTGACTTGTTGAGCGGTAGCAGTTGGATCATCTTCCATTAGTTTTTTCTTTTTGACTTGTAAATCGAGAAGATCTTTACTCGCTCCAACCATGGTGTTCATCATTCCAGCAAGTACTTCATATGCTCTTGGATGTTGGCTTTGTTTCGCCACATCCATCAGATCGAAGAGAGCTTCTTGCCCTTTATTAATGACTTCCATCATATTCTCGCGAGCAAATTCAAAGTCTGCGTTTGCTTGTGTAGTAATCTTCTTTTCGATTACAGCCGGAAGAGTTTCACCTGCGGCGATGTTTAAAAATTTATCAAGTTCATTGCTCATTAGATATTCTCAGTAATTGTATTGATAAAGCCATAGTCATCTGTACTTATAATTTCATCATAAGCAATACTTGCAGCCGCATTACTCGTAGCAACTCCATTCGCCGTAAGTCCAGGGCGAGAAGCGACTACGATCGTATTTGATGTATTGGTTGTATTACCTGTTGCAACATCTTCAGGAAGTCTAAAGGTTGTTTCTGCGAGTTTAATTAATTTTGATTTCTTTGTAGGTCCGTATAAGTAACCCTTCAGCGTAAAGCTAAGAGTCCATATTAAAACTCTTCTTTGCTCAAAGCTACCTTCATATTCATCTCGAGAAGTAATGCTATTCAAAATGATAGGAATGTCTCGTGGTCCATCTACGTCTGGTACAACGTTTACACTTACAGTAAAATCTGGTGTAAAATATGGTACAATCTGTTCTACAATTCTTGTGCCATCTTCTGCATTTTTGACTAAGATATTCATCTCGAATTGCATATCATAAGGAACTGGTTGGTACTGATACTTAACTTCGTCATCTGTGCCAGCGGTAGCAGATTGCTTGGTCAGTTTATTCAGCGTATTTAACTTACGAGTAGAATCATATTCTAATGTTGTCATCTCGAAAGAAATACGAGGAAGAACAATACCAACTTGATTTAACATTTCTGGATTCTGATCAAGCCTCGCAAGAACTTTTTCTTTTGGTCCGTATGTGAGAGGAACTTTTAAAGTCTGAAGTACTTCGTTAGTTGCGCTCAAACGATTGATGTAGATATCGTTAAAGACGGTGCCAAATACGATAATGTATTTTCTTAGACTGTCATGATTCCATGTTCTTCCAAACATTATACTTGTCCTTCGCTAAACGGATCAACTTGCGTCCAGTCAAGGATATTATCGCCTTCTGTTTCGAATTCTGTATTATCTTCGAAAGAATCTCCGGCTTGTGTAACAAAATTATAACTACCTTGTATGATAGCATCTCCTTCTTGTGTAACCAAAAGAAATCCATCGGTAGTCGTGATTCCATATACATCGTAGCATCTCCTTCTTGTGTAACCAAAAGAAATCCATCGGTAGTCGTGATTCCATATACATCGAGAGCCAAGCTAAGATCTCTTTCGATATCATCGATAGCCTTGATTCCAGTATTCAATTGCTCACCGCTATATTCAAACATCTCACAAACAAGATCATACATCTGAATGGCACCCATCTGATAAAAAACAGGAGTTTTATTGACATATTTCACATACATTAAACGATCTGCCATTGGAAGATAAATCAAATCTCCTTCTTGGGGCCGATCAATCATCTCAAGATTGCCGATTTCATCCGCAAAGTTGCGAACTGATACTGTAAATGTGACTTGATCTCTGATTTCAAGACCAAACTTTGACAAGAACTGGCCGTCACCTTCGTAACTTTCATAACTACGAATATACATGTCAATTAAATAATTACTGTTATATGCTGACATAGCATCTTCGCCGAATATTTCATCTTTTTCTATAATTGTACGTGGGCAATAGAAGACATCGTGACCATATATCTTAATCGACTCAAGAACCAAATCTTCAATTAAGATTTGCTCTTGACTATTTGTAAAGTTGTTGAAATAGAAATTGGTTGTCACAGAGTTAACCTATCATATCAAGAACCGGAAGGGAATAAGATGAAATCATTTCTTGTTCCATCTTAGTTCTTGCATCTACCGCGTCATTATATATTTTCTCTCCATTAAACTGTACTCCACCTGGTAAAGTCATGCCAGTAAACTTCGTAAGATTCGAACCCCATTGTTCTTTAATGAGAGTCGTGGCATAGTTTTGAAGCCAACGATCGTTATATGCATCCGTATAAGTTTCTGGATCAACGACTTCGTAAGCTTCTACAAGTAAGAATGAGCCGACGGCAACTGTGTTCCAGTCCATATCGATATGTAGACGATCTTTATGTCGTGAATATCGAATCGGTTGTTTGCCGACTAAAAGCTCTGTCATAAGTGCAAGATGTTCCATGACCATATAGTAAGGAACGAGAGATACATTTGTCAAGGTATAAATATCATTCAAAGCTATCTGATAACGAATATTAAAAAGATCGTCAGAGCTTATCGAAGGATCTCCCATCGAGAAGATGCTGACTGCTCCGATGATATTTTCTGGAAGAGTAATATACTTGTTTGTGACATCAGTATCTGTGATCGCATGCTTATAGTATATTTTTTCTGAACCATCAAAGTGATAGTCATACCAGTAACGAATCGCTTCGTCGATACGATCATCGACCTGATCATCGTCGACGTTAATCTCAATGACTGGTTTGCCGAGCTTTCGAAGGCAATACTCTTTAAATGTTGCTTTTGTAGTAGGAGTTGCCATCGTATTCCTCGTTTATTTCTATTTATAATATGCTTATTGTATCACTTTTTGGTGTACAACAACAGAGAAATGTGTTAGAATGACTTTATGTCTTTTATAAGAATATTCTTTTCTAACTTAGTATTTATAACAACATAAATACGGCAATGAAAGCAGTGAAAAGGTAGATATACAATGAATCTTGACTTAATGATTATCGATAACTTCTATATTAATCCTGATGCTGTGAGAGCCTTTGCTTTGACTCAAGACTTTGGTGTCATTGGCAACTATCCAGGAAAACGAACACCTTCTTTCTTGACACAAGATGTTAAGGATTGCATTCAGCATTGGATGAATCCAATTGGAAAGATTACCAATTGGCACGAAGATTCAGGATATACCGGCGCTTTTCAATACGCAACAGCAATGGATAGAACGTGGATCCATTGCGATCATACGAGTATGTGGGCTGGCGTATGTTACTTGTCACCAGATGCACCGCATACTGCTGGCACAGGAATGTTTCGACACAAGGAAACTGGAGAGTACCGAGCTCCAAAAAACGAACACGAGGCATATGATTACACTAAGTGGGATAAAGTCGATATCGTAGGCAACAAATACAATCGATTGATTCTTTATAGCGGTGATCTTTTCCATGCCAGTTTAGATTATTTTGGTAAAGACTTATATGATGGTCGTCTTTTCCAGACGTTCTTCTTTGATACGGAGTATGTGCGATGAAAGTTTGTAAAGTGATATGGTCGACGAATCGACTCGAGTATTTGATTCCTACATTGAAATCTCAGCGGGCGATGTTAGATTTTGAAGGATGTGAAGTTGAAGGCATCTTTTTCGATGATATGCCAAAAGGTCGTCATGATGGCACGATGTTTCAGTTAGCCAAGAATTTTGGCTTTACTGAGATCTTCTTGCATCAACAAAATATGGGTTTGCCATACGTATGGAATAAAACCTTCGAAATCCTAAGAGAACGAAATTATGATTATGTGTATCTGTCAGAGGATGACGTCACATTCAATCATCCGATTAAACTGCTCGATATGATTCAGATTCTTGACGATCATAAGAATATTTCTCAGGTATGTTTGACACGCCAAAAATGGTATGATTTTGAAGAAGAAACGCAGGCTTATGAAACAGACGTGACACTCGGGAAATATCGAGGCGAGCTTTCAGAAGCATATTTCTGGAGTTTGTCAAGTATATTTTCTCGATCAATCGTAGATCTTCCTCATGCCGAATCAGTAGGCGAGAAGAACTTGAGCGAGTATGTTGTCGCCAAATCATTGCAACAACTTGGTATGCAGACATGTAAGTTGAAGACCGCAGAAGGCCATAACATCGTGAATCATATCGGTGAGTATAGCATCGGCAAGAGAGCAGAACCTGGAGATCCTCGCTACGAAGATTTCGCTATATACGATTCTGAAACAAAATATAGTTCGAAGTACGGAACGAAGTGGGCTTAATTCAATTCACTATATAAATGTCTGTGAGGATGTATGAAAATCTGTGTTATTGGTGATATCATTCACGATCTTTACTACTACGGCACAACTGAAAGACTAAATCCAGAAGGACCTATTCCTCTTGTCCGTAAGACTGGTTCTACAACCTCATTAGGTGGCGCAGGCCTTGTTTGGGAGAATTTAGTAAGTCTAGGTTTGGATGCTGATCTATTAGATTATGACGACAAGTTAAAATCAACAAAAATTCGTATTATCAGTGATGGCCATACCATTTGCCGGCTAGATGATGAAAATCCATTTCTGTATCAAGATACAGCTAAACAAGTATTGCAAAAAGCACAAAATCTAGACTTTAGCCAATATGAATATTGTATCCTAAGTGATTATCATAAAGGCGCACTAGACTTTGCACCTGAGATCATTAAGATGGCTAATGCTGTTGGTTGTAAAGTCATCGTAGATCCTAAAAGAAATTGCAATCATTACAAAGGCGCGTGGCTTATAAAGCCGAACGATATAGAATCTCGCAGTCTTGGATTCGAATCGTGGGACGGTAATACACTTTTAACTACACATACTACCAATGTTCTCATCATCGATGACAAATCATATTTTTCTGATGTAGAAGAAGGCGAGGTAGTTGATGTAACAGGAGCCGGCGACTGTTTCTTGTCAGCATTTGTCTACGGCCTTGTCAAAGGATACGACTATCAGAGGTGTGTAGATGTTGCAACTAAGGGTGCTACCAAGTCTGTTCAGTATGCCGGCACATATGTTTTAAAGGTTGAGGATGTAGAGTCCAAAATCATATTTACCAACGGATGTTTTGATATTTTGCACCGTGGTCATATTAAGTATTTAGAAAGATCCAAAAAATTAGGTGATAAATTAATAGTAGGTTTAAACTCTGATGCCTCGATTAAACGACTTAAAGGAGAGTCTCGACCCATAAATAACGAGGAAGATCGAAAGACTCTTCTTGAGAGTTTAAAGTATGTTGACGAAGTTATTATCTTCGATGAAGATACACCATATGAATTAATAAAAAAGATTAAACCAGACATCATTACCAAAGGCGGAGACTATACTCCAGAGACTATTGTTGGCAACGATTTAGCAGAAGTCATTGTCCTTCCTTATGTCAAGGATTATTCTACAACTAACATTGTGAGCAAATTAAATGACTAGATTGACGGGTAAAGTAGAAAAAGGATGGGGTTCTGAGGATATATGGATATCCAATGACTTGTATTGTTCGAAGTTCATGCACTTTGATGAGGGTGCGCAGTTCTCAATGCACTTTCACGCTAAAAAAACTGAAAGTTGGTATGTACTAAAAGGTGAATTTACAGTAGAAGTAATTAACACTTACGATGCGAGTAAGATAACGTTCACCATGACTGAAGGTATATCATATACCAACCTTCCATTAGAACCGCACCGTGTTATCTGTGTGAAAGCCGGCACGATTCTAGAAGTATCTACTCCAGATTCTGTGGAAGACAATTACAGAGTATTACCCGGGGATTCACAAAAATGATTATTGTAACAGGTAGTGAAGGATTCATCGGTAAGAATTTAATTTCGAGACTCGATGATGTAGTCTGTCTAGACATCAATAACAGATATAACTATTTTAGATTGAATCCTGAAGACGTCACTCGCGTATACCATATGGGAGCTATCTCAGATACTACGTGTGACAACCTAGACCTATTACACGAACATAATGTAGTCTATTCGATCGAGTTGTTTGAGTGGTGCATCGAACATCAGATTCCAGTCTCGTATGCATCATCTGCATCTATTTACGGTAACGGTTCCGGTCCCTTAAACTATTATGCCATCTCGAAACTCACCGTAGACATGTGGGTTCAAGATCATATACACGATTTTAAGAGTGTGCATGGATATAGATTTTTTAATGTATATGGCGAGAACGAGGATCACAAAGGCAATCAAGCCAGTCCGATTACACAGTTTACAAAACAAGCTCAGCAAACGGGAAATATCAAGATATTCGATTCGCTTGGCGACGGCGAGAGAGATTTTATCTGGGTAGGTGACGTATGCAAAATCATGCAGCAAGAGAACCGATCATCTGGCATCTACGACTGTGGTACATGCAAAACGGTCAAGTTCTCTCAGGTTGCTAAATTGATTGCAGAAAAGTACAATGCTTCAATTGAAGTGATTCCTTTTCCTGAACATCTTCATGGAAAGTATCAGTTCTATACTTGTGCAAACACACCATTCACTAGCGCTATTACGATTGAGCAGTATCTCAATACTATTTAATTAGGTGTTGAAATCTTCCTGGTTTATGAACCTTAATAAAAATACTTACTGTTTCGGCGACGTTATTCAACGTATTAAGTTTAATGTTTAATTCCGAGCTACCAAGCATTCCGTCATTTAATTGTTGTTGCCAGAACGATACTATGTCATAATTTACATCGACGATTTCTAAATCCATATCGTTATGAATACCGAATGTGCTTTCTCCAAAACCTCTTTCGATGATTTCATAGTTATGTTTTTGATCAAACATCTTAAACGTTTTTGCTGTTATCATTCTTACATGAGTAAAATCATCCCATGCAATGTCGCAACGATGGTGCGGTACTTCGACGTGCCACTCTGCACCATCAGAACTAACTCTGTACATTTCTTTTAAAATATTAAGAAAAACTTTAGGATCTTGACCAAGATGTTCCAATATATGGTGGGCACTAATTCTTTCGAAACTGTCGTCTTCGTATGGCCAAGGTGTTATTTCAAGATCCATAACCTGATCGGGATTGCATTTGCTTTCTGAATCAACATTCCAGTGATCGTTGAGTTTGCGATAGCCGCATCCAATATTTAATTTTGTAGATTCCACTTTCATTATTCATTCTCCATAGATCTATGATCATTGATACCTTTACGCTGGCGTTGCGTAGTAAATCCATCGTCCTTATCGAAAGCATAAAATCCATCTTGGATTATAGCTACACTATCACACATAATCATAACATCCGCAGACTCAAAGATACCTCTTTCTAAAACATTTGTAAAAAGTTTATTTGCAGTCGACGGATCGATGCAGTATGCATGCGCTCGATTTATAAAATTCCAATTCTTATTGATTGAACTGTGTGCCGGGATTGTAGGCAATGAATCAACACTCAGTTGTTCTTTTGAACCTAGATATGATATAGCATTATAATATTTGTGTATTTTATATGGCTTTACCATTACAGCATCATGTTCTAAAATAACTATCGGTGCGTCGACTTCCATACACTTCACCCATAAGGCGATATGACTTAAGCTAACAGCAATTTCGGATGCACTTTGGAAATGATCTGTTACTTTCAACCATTTTAACCAGCTTTGGTTTTTTAAAGAAACAGGAATTTTAATATTCTCTTTATCTCCATCTGTGCCATCAAAACCTTCAAAGAGTTCAGCTTTTTGACCAATACTATTGCATGTCTGAAGACATCTTTCTGCCATTTCGAGTGATTTGCGATGCATAGGTAGGTGTATGATGTATGTATTAAATACATCTCTATTATAGCTCTTATATAAAGAGTACATTCTTAAATCCAAGCATTCCAAAAAATTTCACGATTATATTGATCAAAAAGATCGAGCCCTATGTATTTGACACAGTTTACAGATGTCTTCGAAATCTCAGGTTTAATTTTGTGTAAATTTGGCAATCCAACAGCATGGTCATTATAAACTTCATGTTGTTCAATTTTCTTAAAATTGTGTTCAAACTCAGGCAATTCAAAGAAGTCATAAATTCTTTGTGTTTGGCTTTTAGGATTACCGCAGAAACGATTATAGTCGACAAACAAGAATCTATCGAGATATCCCATCGTTATTGCATCTTTAATAGAACTATGGGCAAGACCTAATGGACCATCGGGCCCGGCGTAAAACATTGCCCTGTTAGCTATACGTGAAGATGGACCCATACTGCGATCTACGTTTGTAGAAAACAATGGATTATTTACTCTTAGGCGTTCGAAGGATGTGATAATTTCTGCAGGACTGCGTACACATATCAGAATCTTAACTTGCTTTTGAAGTACCTCTTCGACGATAGGTATCAAAGAAACCCAGCCGCGATCTTTGTCGAAAATAATGGGCTTATCAATATGATTATAATAGCCCTCAAGTATAGACTTGAGAACTCCTCGCTTGGCTTCATAGTTGGGGTATTCAATGTTAGGTTCTAATCCTTCCCAGTTCAAATTGACGCTGCCTATGACTGCTGAAAGAGAGCTGACAGCCTCTGAATAAACTTCGGGGTTTTGTTTTAGAATGTTGGTAATTAAGGTTGAACCTGATCTCGGGAGACCAGCAATAAAGTTTAGGGTTTTCATAATAGTCCTTTCAAAGATTACATAGTATTGTCAATGTCTTCAACTTCTGTTGTATTTATACTAGGTTTAAAATGATTTTCGAGGTCTTGTTTTAATATTTCAAAGAGATCATCCCACTCTCCGAATTTTTTCTGTCTTAAGACTCTTGTGTTGGTGCTGTACCATGGAGAATGATCGCCACCATATGCCCAGATATGATAAGGCAGTAGGGGTACAATCACCCAGGTGGGTTTGCCCATTGCAGATGCCAAATGAGCAATGCTAGTACAAGAAGTAATAACAAGATCAAGATTTTCAATACAAGCAGCAGTGTCTTCCCATGAAATTAAAAAGTGATTTAAATCAGCAATTTCTTCTGGTAGTTCTAAAAGGTCACTATCTCTTTGCAGTGAATAAAACTGTACATGTGGATTATCTTTATAAAGATTAATTAACTTTTCAGGAGGGAAAATTCTAAACTGCTGATGTTCAAATTGTGGGTTACCACTCCAACGAATACCTACCTTAAATTTTTTCTTTGTATTGAACATATTTTTCCATACTTGTACACTCTCGTTACGCGCGAAAATATATGGATCGTTTGGTAAAGTTTCAAAGGTATGATCGAATAACCAGCTACAGCTAAACGATGGTATCCAAAAATCATGATAGGTGTGGGATACTTGATTTAAAGTAATACATTCCGAAACACCGGGTATTCTCATAAACAACGAATGAAGGGTTTCGTCGCAGCAAAGAATACATTTGCCGCCTCTTCTCCAGACTTCTGTCGCATATCGGGCATAAATTATATTATCCCCATACCCAGCTTCCATATTAATAATTACAACCTTTTGATTCAAATCGCTTTGATCCCAAATAGGTTTTGTTGTATTAATTTTAGGACTTCCATAAACACTTAAGGCTCTGCCATACTCGAGCAGCTTGAATCCTTCTACTAGTTTACCTTGATGAATTAAATGCCAGCCCCTATTAAATTTCGCTCGAGGATCGTCAGGTAGAACTTGTTGCAATTCTTCTGAGATTTTCCAGGCGTCATCAAAATAACCACGGATCATTAAATTAAGTTGTTGATCAATCAAATGCATATATATTTACCTCTTTTTATCTGACTATATTGTGATATCCGCTCGCACTTAATAGCGTGAATGATCTTGTTCCGACTTGTACGGGTGTTAAACTAGTTGAGTTATTATTTTGGCCTAATTGACCGCTCCCGCTGCCACCCCACATGTATAAACGGGCTGTTGAACTAATAGCTCCAACATGAGAAAACCCGACAGACACTGCTGTCCATGTACTTGTGCCAATTTGCACAGGGGAACTCCTAGAAAATGCACCAACTAGATTATTTCCTATCAATGTTGGGGATGATGCATTTTGTATTAAACCAATACCGAGTCGACCATCGGAAGTGCCTAACCCCCAAGTATATAACAAATTGCTACTTATACCGGCAGTATGGGACCCGCCAAGCGAAATGGCCGCCCAAGAGTTAGATCCTATTTGTACTGGAGATGATCTATTTATTGTTGTTCCATCACCAAGCTGGCCGCCGGGGTTTACTCCCCATGCAAATAAAGAACCTCCTAGGCGAATAGCAGCCGTGTGTGATCTACCGATATCAACTGCAGTCCAAGAGCTAGAGCCTATTTGTACTGGAGATGATCTACTTATTATTGTTCCATCACCAAGTTGACCATGAAAATTAAGCCCCCATGTAAACAAGGCACCGTCAGAACGAATAGCTGCCGTATGACTACCGCCAGCATCTACTGCTGTCCAAGAGCTCGAACCAAGTTGTACAGGCGATGTAGCAAAGAAATTTCCTTCCACTCCGCCAATTTGTACTGGAGATGATCTAAATGTTGTCGTTCCATAACCAAGTCGACCATAGCCGTTAGAACCCCATGTAAATAATATGTTATCTGAACGAATAGCTCCAGCATGGACACCGCCAGGTCCTGCAGCCACCGCAATCCAAGAGGTCGAGCCTATTTGGACAGGGGATGATCTGAAGGCGGAGCTGCTTCCGTCTCCAAGCTGGCCTTGACCAGTTGCTCCCCATGTAAACAAGCCACCATCCGAACGAATAGCCGCAGTAAAGTCACTTCCAGTAGCTACAGCAGTCCAAGAGCTCGAACCTATTTGTACTGGAGATGATCTGTTAATAGATGCGCCATCTCCAATCACTCCATAAGTACCTCTACCCCATGTAAACAAGCCACCATCCGAACGAATAGCTGCGGTATGGAATGTGCTAGCGTCTATCACAGTCCAAGAATTTGCGCCAACTTGTACTGGTGAGTTAGCGTCGCGTAAAACCGGAGCTCCTCCTCCGATTAATACCGGAGATGATCTGCTTGTTGTTGTTCCATCACCAAGCTGGCCACGACTATTATACCCCCATGCATATAGCAAATTGGTACTACTTGTAGCTGCAGTGCCCCGATAACCAGTAGACACCAAATTCCAAGAACTCGAGCCGACTTGGACTGGGGATGATCTGCTGATTACAGTTCCATCACCAAGACGACCGCCATAGCCGTTATAACCCCATGTAAATAAAGAACCTCCTAAGCGAATAGCAGCCGTATGTCTTTGAGCAGCGGACACAGCAGTCCAAGAACTCGAACCTATTTGTACTGGAGATGATTTAGCTACTGTCGTTCCATCACCAAGACGACCATCCGTGCCACTCCCCCATGTAAACAAGCCACCATCTAAACGAATAGCTGCAGAATGTAGACCAAGAGCGCCAGCCGCGACTGCAGTCCAGGAGCTCGAACCAATTTGGACTGGGGATGATTGATTTGTGTTAGGATATACTCCTCGACCAAGCTGGCCGAAATTGTCACTTCCCCACGCAAACAATCCACCGTCCGAACGAATAGCAAGAGTGTGAAAGTTGCCTCCAGCCACCGCAGTCCAAGAGCTAGAGCCTATTTGTACTGGAGATGATCTGCTTGTTGTTGTTCCATCTCCAAGACGACCATAATTGCCAAAACCCCATGTAAACAATCCGCCATCAGAACGAATAGCCATCGTATGAAGGGATCCGCATGCGACGCGAGTCCAGGAATCCGTGCCAATTTGTACTGGAGATGATCTGCTTGCTGTGAATCCATCACCAAGTCGACCGGAGGTGCCTTGCCCCCACGTAAATAATTTACCATCCGAACGAATAGCAGCATTATGATTCAATCCAGCTGCGACAGCGGTCCAAGAGCTCGAACCAATTTGGACAGGCGATGAAATACCAGAATATGACCGAGAACCGGTGCCGAGTTGTCCGTATTGCTGATAGCCCCATGCAAACAAAGCCCCATCAGAACGAATAGCGACAACGTGAGTAGCACCAGCAGCCACCGCAGTCCAGGAATTGGGAATAAGCGTAGTTAAGCCAATGCCAAGCTGGCCGTTAGTATTTAACCCCCATGTAAACAATCCACCATCCGAACGAATAGCTGCCGTATGACTAGCACCAGCTGTGACAGCTGTCCAAGAACTCGAACCGATTTGGACAAGGGATGATCTCGAGACCAGCGTTCCATCACCAAGTTGGCCAACATTATTTAATCCCTGTACGAACAGGCCACCGTCAGAACGAATAGCTGCCGTATGACTACCGCCTGCAGCCACCGCGGTCCAAGAGCTCGAACCTATTTGGACTGGAGATGATTTAGATATGTTGTCTGGTGTATCACCCAATTGGCCTTCATTATTTCGCCCCCATATAAATAAAGAGCCTCCTAAACGAATAGCTGTAGTATGTCGCGATCCAACAGACACAGCAGTCCAAGAACTCGAACCTATTTGAACTGGAGATGATTTATTTATTACTGTTCCATCACCAAGCTGACCGTTATTATTATACCCCCATGTGAATAATCCGCCATCAGAACGAATAGCTGCCGTATGAGCAGAACTAGCAGACACAGCTGTCCAACTAAACGCCGGACCTAAATTCATTAGACGACCAAGTTCACCTGCGGTACTTGACCCCCATGTAAACAAGGCCCCATCAGAGCGAATAGCCGCAGTATGGGCAATGCCGGCGGAAACAACAGTCCAAGAACTCGAACCTATTTGTACTGGAGATGATCGATTAGTAAATGTTCCATCGCCAAGACGACCACTACCATTGTTCCCCCATGTAAATAAGGAACCGCCTAAACGAATAGCGGCGTTATGGAATGTTCCTGCAGCCACCGCGGTCCAAGAGCTCGAACCGATTTGGACAGGAGAGGATTTGGCGACTGTTGTTCCATCACCAACTGCGCCATTGGTATTATAACCCCATGCAAACAATCCACCGTCAGAACGAATAGCTATCGTGTTATGGGCACCGGCCGAGACGGCAGTCCACGAGCTAGTTCCTATTTGTACTGGAGATGATCTACCTATTATTGTTCCATCACCAAGTGGAGCTCTACCAGCGGTCTGATATCCCCATGTAAACAAGAGTCCATCAGAACGAATAGCCGCAGTGTGCCGGTATCCGGATGATATAGATGACCAACTAAACGTGGAACCTAAACTAACAGTGTCACCGAGTTGATTAGTGGTATTTAACCCCCATGTAAATAAAGAACCTCCTAAACGAATAGCAGCAATAATACTCGGGCCAACGGACACAGCAGTCCAAGAACTAGAGCCTATTTGTACCGGAGATGATCTGCTTATTACTGTTCCATCACCAAGACGACCTCCACCATTATACCCCCATGTAAACAAGCCCCCATCAGAACGAATAGCCGCGGTATTTTGGGAGCCTGCAGACACAGCAGTCCAAGAACTCGAACCTACTTGAACAGGGGATGATCTACTTATTGTTGTTCCTTGGCCGAGTCGTCCTTGAAGATTATACCCCCACGTAAATAATCCGCCATCAGAACGAATAGCCGCAGAATGTGAGATACCTGCAGCCACCGCGGTCCAAGAGCTCGAACCGATTTGTACAGGCGATGAAATGCCGCTATACCCCGTAGTACCCTGACCAAGCCGGCCATGGCGCTGATACCCCCACGAAAATAATCCGCCATCAGAACGAATAGCAAGGGTATGATTCTGTCCAACGGATACAGCAGTCCAAGAACTCGAACCTACTTGAACAGGGGATGATCTGCTTGTTGTTGTTCCTTGGCCAAGCTGTCCACGATTATTATACCCCCACGTAAATAATCCGCCATCAGAACGAATAGCCGCAGAATGATATCTACCGGCAGAGACGAAAGTCCACGAGCTAGTTCCTATTTGTACTGGAGATGATCTGCTTGCTGTTGTTCCATCACCAAGCTGGCCACGACTATTACTCCCCCATGTGTTAATGAATGGCTGAGCCGGATCGGCGGCCGCCGCTCCGCCAGCTGCTCCTTTCATTAAAAGATTTTCTATAAGAAGCACGTTTTATCCTTTAAGATAAACCTAAATTAAAACTAACCGGCTTCTGCCGGCACCGGCCACACGACACTATTAATATCTAGTTCTTCGTTTATACTATAAAATTCTGGTAAATCACGTAACGCTTGTCGATAAACAGCCCAATTATTTTTACTATCTTCTGATAGATTACAATCTCGAAGTTGAGTCCAATCACTGTCTTTTAACTTTTCATCTCTAGTATATCTCAATTGCGTCATAAAATCTTGTTTTAAAATTTCAAATGATACTGCCGTGACTTCGATTAATTCTAAAGTTTGAACAACCCTTTCAGAACCAACGGTATTAATATAGTCTTTTACACAATAAATATTCGGGTCGAACGATTGATGTTCGTGATCAATAGGCATCCATCCGAGAGCAAGCAAATACTCGAGGTCGTTTTCAGCATTTTGAAGCCCACTAATATTTCTCCAACTAATTGGTAAATTATAATGTAACTCAACAATGTTATTATCTTCTACAAATGCCCATCTGTGCATTGACACTATCCCTATTTTATTCTGTAAAATTATATTTTACTATGCACTTGCTACCATACTTGCAATGCCACGCCAAGTTGTTCCACCATCATCTGTAATAAAAACTAATACGTCTACTCCCGTAGTAGTTAAAGTAGGTGCAGTACCGCCAGGCCATTTCACTGCAGCTGGCCATGTGATAGCGTACGCGCCGGCGTTTGTTAACTCTATTACAAACCCACACGCATTCGGTGAAGCCAGAGGATTAGAAAAAGTCCATGTCGTGATACCTGCAACTGTCGCAGAGAAATAATTACCGTTCAACAAATTAATTGTAGTGGCACCTGATACAGAACCTAAAGCACTATGCTCAAGACCATAATTAATAAAGGTCCTTGAGTCCTTAATTATTGTGTTCCCTTGTATATTAATAGTCATAAAATCCCTCTAGATTAGCTTTTTATTTATTATTTTTTAGGTGCTCAATTTCTATCTTGAGTTCTTTAATGGCCTGTACTAGAATCGGAATCAATTGATCATATGATACAGATTTTAGTCCGTTATCTTGATTTGTTGCAACAAGAGTAGGCAATACTTTTTCAATTTCTTGAGCTATAACACCGTATGATAATGAGCCAGTATCTTTCCAGGTAAATGAAACAGGATTAACCATGTCAAGTAAATTAGTAGCATCTTGTATTTTTTGTATATTTTCTTTTACCGTTTCGTCTGATAATGAATTAAAGTTTGTCGCGTTTAAAGTACCAGTAGAAGGGTTATAATACAGTTTAGTACTACTTGTTGTAAGTGTATTATTTGATGTTGCAACTGCAACGATAGGATAATATGTAGCATTAGTAGTAGTATCGTCCGTAGGTGTTGCAACAGAACCTTGAGCGCCCTGTGCACCAGTTGCACCTTGTGCACCTTGAGCACCAGTTGCACCTTGTGGACCAGCAACTACTGAAGCTGCACCTTCGGCGCCTTGTGCACCTTGAGCACCAGTTGCACCTTGTGGACCAGCAACTACTGAAGCTGCACCTTCGGCGCCTTGTGCACCTTGAGCACCAGTTGCACCTTGTGGACCTTGCGCTCCAGTAGCTCCTTGTGCACCTTGAGCGCCAGTTGTACCTTGAGCGCCTTGAGGACCTGTTGCGCCTTGTGCGCCTTGAGGACCAACCGCAGTTACCCAATACGGAGATCCAGTCGCGCCATTCGATGCTAATACTTGACCAGCAGTACCTACTCCACCATTCGCAGATAATAGTACACCAGCGATGCAAGTGTAACTTGTGTAGTATTTGCAATAAAGTTAGAACCAACCGACAGTATTGCACTATTAACGCTTGTCGTTACGTTCGCAAAGCCGGTGATTGTTGTATTACCGGCAGCAAGCGCAGAGGTAACATTGGCAAAGCCAGTAATCGTAGTGTTACCAGTAGCAAGCGTAGTAATACCACTAACTGCTTGAGCGGCACTCGTCGACTGAATCGTTGTCGTTCCGATAAACAATGAAGGCAATCGAGCAAATGCTAATGTGCCATTGTTTGCATTCGAAGCATTCGCCGCAAAGATAGTCGCATTCGAATAAGCTGCATCGGCATTCGCTGCCATTGCGGTGTTGGCTGTGCCGATCTTAGTATCGGTGTATGTGACTGCATTTGTATATGCGTTATTCGCCGCGACACTTACCGAGGTGGAGTTAATCGCAGTGCCACCAACTACGAGTTCACCGCTTGTAATTACAACGTTACCAGTTATTGATGCGCCATTCGATACGGTTAACCCGTTTTTGACGCGGAAATTATTTGGTGTCATCTGGTTCCCTATCCCACAGATTTTATTCTATTTATACCTTTACCAAGGTAGACCTGACTCTACTGGAGAAGTTTGAATAAGCATTGCAGACACTTCATCTTCGAAGCGCTTAACATCAACATCTAGCTTCGTCTTTACCCAGCTGAGAACAATTTCTTCTGTGAGTTGATCATAAGGTATAAAGGTGTCGCCAGCTTGGTATTGAAACCCCACCACGAACTTCTTCTCTGCAGTATTAATCCCATTCGAAGCTGTTAAGCTAATGTGCACATTAAATACAGCATTAATTTCTTTATCGGAGTCTAGCTGGGTTATTGCCCAATTGGTTGTGATAGACATTATCAATTCCTATTATGCGTTAGTTGATAAGAAATACTGGCGCCAGAAAGTATTCGCGCCGCCATCGGCAAACCAAATTGCAGATTGATTGTTTTGAATATTTGTTTGACCGTCCCCCGAGTGTGCATAAGATATAGTGATATTAGCTCCGGAGATATTCTTAATGGTAATGCCCATACCAGACGGTATACTACTACTCGTAGGAAGCGTAACCGTAATACCACCATTTACCACAAGAATATTCGAACCATAATTAGCAACACCGAGCGTTTGTGTCGTTTCAATAACTTGCTGTCCAGATGAACGTAAAGCTTGATTTTCCCAATAATCTGATGTTCCGTTAGAATGTAGAATCTGATATGCAGTACCAATGCCGCCGTTCGCTTGAAGTGCGGTCGATGTACCGATAGCAACTCGCGTTGTATTTGCAGTAAAAGAAGTACCAACAGAAAGTAATGCGGTGTTAACGGATACTGATACGTTCGCAAAGCCAGTAATCGTTGTATTACCGGCAGCAAGCGTGCCACCTATCGATAATTTATGGGCCGGTGCGGTGTTACCAATCCCGACGTCG